GAGATTGAATTCTATCGATACATTGTCGCCCAGGTGCGCACACGCATCCATGCGGCAGACCCGTACAACCTTGGCTAACGCTTAGGAGGATGCCATGGAAAACGCTCTACGTCTGTTTTTGTTCAAGTTACAAGCCGTCGAGGGAACGCCGGAGGCGGTGCTGCAGGCGACCGATCTGCTCGAGTGCGACCCGGGGAGCAAGATCGAGCCGGACATTGGCGTAACCGAGATCGACCTGGTCGGCGGCGGCTACACCCAGGATGCCGCGGTGATCGGGCGCCGGAAGGCGGCGGTGACAATGATCGTCCCGTTGCGGCCCTATGGCGACAAAGACTCGGGCATCACCCCGGCCGCGGCGAAGCTGCTGCAGATCTGCCGGTTTGCGAAGACCGAAAACAACGGCTACTGGATCCTGCGGCCCAGCAACACGGTCTACACGGACGGAACCTGCTGGGAGTATTCGGGCGACATGAATGCCGCGAGTTCAATCCTGCGCAAGGCGGGGAACCTGAAGGGCGACTGGAAGATCAGTTTTGATTTTTCCGGTGACACAATTGCCAAACTCGAGGTGACGGCGCATGGCCGGTATATCGGCACGCCGACGATGGTGATTCAGCCCGTTGTCCACAAGATTTACACCAACGTGACTCCCCTGCTCGGCGTGACCATGCAGATCAATGGTGATTCCGACTGGCGCTGCATCAACATGGAGGTTTCGGGGAACCAGGGTGTGGACGCCAGCGTGCTGCCCTCGGATTCCACGGGCGTGGGCAAGAGTTACGTGACAACCCGGAAAATCAAGTGGACGGCGAAGGTGTACCAGGAAAAGCTGGCGACCGCCGATGCCGAAGCGGCCATGTTTGCGCTGACCACCGGAACGAACAGCGTGAGCTGGGACGCCGATGACGACCTGAACATGACCATGAACTACTGCCAGATCACGAAGGTGACGCCGGACGACGAAAACGGCGTGCAGACGTTTACACTCGAGGGAATCTGTCAGCGAAACGACTTTGTGTTGAGAATACTGGGTGGTCGCAGCTCATCGTCGAGCAGCAGCTCCAGCAGCTCGAGCTCGAGCAGCAGCTCATCGTCCAGCAGTTCATAACGGGGAGCCATTCACAATTAACCTAACCAGCGGGGGCAGGATATGATTCCAATCAGCAGCACGCAGGTAAAGAAGGTGAAGGACCCTGATCCAGACAGCACCGCAGTTCTCCATCTCCGGTATCTGACCGGGGAATACCTCGACCGGTTCATGGCTCTGCAGAATGGCGACAGCCAGGTGCTTGCCAAGTACCGGTCGGCGGCGGAAAAGACAGTCAAGGCGGCAAACCACGGAAAGTCCCGGCGGGAGTTGATGCCGCTGATTGTCAAGGAAATGACCCGCCTGGCGCATGAGTCCGGCGACATCGAGGGACAATCCAGCGGGTTCAAAGACACCAGGGAGATGATCGACATCTTTCTGTGCGGCTGGGAGGGTGGCACGGGCTGGCCGGCATTCCCGTCTGATGGAAAACCCAGCCGGATGTTCATGCTGGGAGACCTGATGAAGATTGCGGAGCTGATCACCGACAACACCGAGGACCTGACAAAGATATCACTGGATGACGCAAAAAACTGATATCGGCGGTCGTCGTGGTATGGGACAGACCGCCGGCGAGTTTGTGGATATGTGAACGATGCGCGCCGGCAGATAAACGCGCACGGGGATGTCGAAAAGGGTTCAAACGGAAAGCGGTGTGGCATGTTGACGGGTGTTACCACTGCGGCGGTAAAATCAAACGATGTGGTATCTGTGGGGGGAGCGGTCGCATACCGGTACAGAGATGCCCCCGCGCTGAACTGGACGGGCGGCTGCTCCCCTTTTTCGTCGACTGGTACAAATACGGGATATGGCCTGACGGGCGGGGCCGGCTGTATCAGCCGGTCAAGCTGTCTGATGCGTTTGCGTGCATGCAGTATTACTGGCAGAAGTATGAAATAAAGCAGGCGGAAGAACACCAGAAGGAACTGGAAAACCGTGCCGCGCAAAATAGAAGTTCAATTAAGCGTCGTTGACCAGGCAACCCGGAAGATCGACGAGATCAACGGGAAGTTCAAGCGGTTCACGAACAGCGTGAACAACAGCCTGAACAAGGCCATTTCGGTCCGCAATATTGCCCTGGTGGCGATATTCACGGGCATCGCCCGCAGCAGCATCCAGGCGGCCTCAAAGGTGGACCAGTTCCGCAAGCAGCTGCTGATGGTCAGCAAGAGCGCGGAGGAAGCCGATGAAAAGCTGGCGGCGATCCGCGAGTTCGGCCGGACCAGCCCGCTCGAAACCGAGGATGTGGTCAAGAGCTACGTCCGCCTGCGCGCCGTCGGCATCGACCCCACCATCAAACAACTGGAGACCCTGGGTGGCGTGTCGCTGTTGTTCGGCATGAAGATGGAGGAGGGCCTCGACGCCTTCATCGGGTTGAACAAACGCAGCCTGCGGTCCATGGGTATCGAGATTGACCGGACCGGAAGTAAGGCGATCATCCAGTCGGGCAACATCCGCAAGGAAACCACGAAGGACGCGGCCAGCATCCGCCAGGCGCTGCTCGATGTGTGGGCGGAGCGGTTCCCGGACGCCATAACCAAGGCCGGCCAGACGTTTTCAGCACGTATGGAAGTGATGAAAAGCAACATCTGGGAGTTTCAGGCACAGCTGGTCCAGGAGTTTATGCCGGGGCTGGAAGCCGGGGTGAACATGCTCAGCGGTTCATTCGAGAACATGCTGAAAAACATCCGGATATTCAAGGCGACGATATACGCGATTGTGGGAGGAATTCGGATCATATTCAACGGGCTGCAACTTGGTGTTGACATGACGATCGTCGGAATCATGACCCTTGGTTCAGCTGTCCGGGTTGTTTTCACAGGTTTGATGAACCTTGGTCTGGCAATGACGGAACAGATCCGGTTTCTGGGTGAATCGCTTGGCGCCACGGCCGCCCGGGTTGTTCAATTGTTCGCGGCGGTTGCGAACCGTGACTGGGGCGGAATAAAAGCTGCTGCGGCCGGTATCTGGGGTGACATAGTTGAAAACGGCACCGATTCCATAGACCGATTGAAAAACAACTGGAAAGCGGTCACCACTGAATGGAATGACGCCTGGACCAAGATGAGCGCTATCACCGAACTGGCTTCCCAGCGGTCCAGTAAAAACTTCGATGACATTGCTGATTCAATGGTGGCCGTGAAAACAGCCTGGGGTGATATCAACAAGGGTGGTGTGGTGGCTGACCTGGGCGGGACCGGCAGTATGGGACCTGCGGCCGGTGAAACGGACAAGGGAAAGAAAGAGCGGATTAAAAGCGAGATCGCCATCCTTGATGAAAAGCTGAAGGCCAACAAGGCGTATTCAGACCTGATCATTGAAAACGTGATTGATGAAAATGACCGTAAGATGGTGGTGTCGCGGCAGAAAGAGGTTGAGGCGCTGGACCAGGCAAAAAAGTGGCTGGATACCGGTATCATTAATGCACAGCGGTATGAAGACATGAAGACGGAGATTCACCTCCGCGGTGTCCAGGAGCGCAGCGAACTGACCCGGAAAGAGGCACAGTCCGGGGTCAACTTCTTCGTCCAGGCGTCCGGGTATATCACGTCGATTATGCGGTCGGTCACTGAGTCCACGCGCATGGAAGCCAAAAAGCGGCAGGCAATCTTGTATGCGGCGGCGATCATAGATGCGGCGTCGGCGTCGGTCGGCGCGATCCGGGCGGTCATCGAGGATGATTCAATCAGTAACGTGTATGCGAAGATAGCCATGGCTGTCGTGGCGGTCGGCGCAATCTGGGCGGCCGCTGGGGTACAGATATCAGAGATCAGCAGTCAGAGTTTCGCGCATGGTACCGCCGGATCCCGGCGCGGTATGGCTATGGTCGGTGAGCAGGGACCGGAGCTGATGCAGATGTCACCTGGAAGCAAGGTGCTGTCGAACTACCAGACCCGCAACTATAACATGACCGGCGGAAACGTGTCAGTGGTGATCGAGGGCAACGCCGACGGCCAGACGGTGACCAATCTGTACAAGTTCGGGCGGGATTTCAACGAAGCGCAGCGGCGCGGATTTTTGAGGCTGGCATAAGATGACGGTATCTCCACAGATAACCTTCACAACGCTGGGCGGACACTATCATTTTCCGTGCCCCGAGTGGGGGTATACCTCGGTGGTGAATACCGCGCTGATCCATCACCCGGTCCTGCCGCAGGGATACGAGGTGTGGGACAACGGCGCGCTGAAGGATTACCGGACCTGCCGGTGTGTGTTCACGCTGAACGCCACGGCCGCGGATACCATGAATGACCTGTTCCGGGAAGCGGGTGACGGGCGCGGGGTCAACGCGACGCTGACGCTGCCTGCCGGGAGCGGGTTCTACCCATTCGGGCCTGACACTGGGGACGCTGGGGCGTTCACCGTGCGGATCGTGTCTTATAAGCCGGGAAAACAACTCGAAGAGCCGTTCAACCACTTCCGGAATGAATTGAGCATGGTCTGCACGGCTTTCCCGGCGTATGTGCTCCCGGCGCAGGTGGATGAAGGTGAATTGACGATCGGGGGGGTGGCGAACCTGCGGTGGCCGGATGACTGGAGTGATTCAGAGTCGATGTATGACGTGACCACGCAGCTGACGCGCAACGGAACACCCTACAGCGTCGACAAGAACGTGAACCGGTACGAGACCATCCTGGAGATGATCTGCCGCCACAACAAGGCGGCGGCGCTTATCAACCACCTGGTGGTCACGGTCCGGGCCGCAAACCTGACGATCACACCGCCGGCGAATACCTACCTGTTCGGCAGGGACAACGCGGCGGCGGCATATACGTGTCAGTGGCTGGATGAGGAAGTCGATATCATACACCGGGCATTCGACCGGTTTGAATTTGCACTGCATTTTTACATGGTGCCGTAAACTATGTCCGACCTACTCTCCAAAATAGAATCCATGGCCCCGCCCGTTGTTGTGCGCAACGGTGATGACGTGGCGCTGGGGCTTGCCAATCAGGTGACGAGCGCGGCGCGGGTTGACGTGCTGCTGACGCACAGGCGCGGGGGTGTGGCAAAGGTCAAGGCCACGGGGAAGACCGCGTATCATATCCTTGGCAGCTACCGGCAGGATGAGGCCGGGAAATGGGTGGCGTGCGCGGGGGAGATAAAGGCGGCGGCCCCGGAAGATAACTGCATTGTCAAGAGTTCCACGAGCGAATACAAATGCGGGATAGGTGATGGCGAGTGGCCGGTGGCGTGGAAACGGCGCGATGATGATAAGCTGATGCGTGCGCGTCCGGTGGCGGTGACGGCGTTTGGGGCGCTTAACGCCGGGGCGGTTGATGCGGGAATAGTGGAGCGGGCAGCACCGTATGCGTTTGACGCCGCAACCGGGATACTGACGGCGTTTGCAGACGTGGAACTTCGGCTGAGCGCCGGGCAGGGCGGGGTGGACTGCCGCAATACGCTGCGCAAGGAACTGCGCGAGAAACACCCGGCGAAATACTACGGCGTGGTATGGGAGATGGACGACGGCGGGCTGATGGGCATGCTCATGCCGGACGGCGGGGCACAGATACTGTGGCCGAAGGGCACGATGCGCTTCGTGGAATATGTGGAGGCAAGCGCGTTCGATGAGCGCGGTGATGGCGAAACGCCGACGGGGAAACTCGTTGACGTGGTGCACAACTATACCACGATAGCGGGAGACCTCGCGGCACCACTGGCCCTTGCCGCAGATACCACATACTACCTGACGGCGCTGATAAATCTCGGGACGAACAACGTCACATCGACGGCAACGGACGGCCACAGGTCAACGGTGAAAACCAATGGCACAGGCGGGTTTCGGCTGAATAATACAGGCACATTCGTGGTGTCATACATCGACTTCACTTCGCCGAATGATAACAGCCTTGGCGAGACCATTGCAGGCAGCAGCGGTACCCCTGCGGCGGGTGACCAGACCGTTGGGTATGTGATACGCACGGGGTCAAGTGCTACGACGTTGAGTATTACAAACGGGACGGCGCGGTATGCTGGAATAACTACAGCCACAATAATTGGGTGGACGGCAACTTCAGACGCATCGGTATTATCACTTAGCCGTTTCAGGATGTACAGTTGTGCCGTTTCTGGAACAACATCATATATCTCATTTATCGGGGCTGGTTCGGTATCACGGAATGGAACAACAACACTAACAAATGTATCAATTGATAATACGAATATTGCTGCATCAACATCAAGTGATTGGGCCATAATAAATTTGAGGTATATCTCAATTGCGGCAAATTTAAGCGATGTAAGTATAACCCCGACGGTTACTGGAACACCAAACTTCATTGTGTTTGTTAATGTGTTCACATCATATACGATAACATGCGAGTGGAAAAATATTCTCGCCGTCGGTAAAGCAAAATTTGCGGCCGTAATGATGGGGAACAATGGCACAACTGGCAACGTGAACGGAACAATATCTGATAGTGTTATTAAAAACACGAGCGTTGCTGCTACGAACGGACATGGATTTTATTGCGATGGGTCAAATGGGACTGTTACGGTAACAGCAACAAACAATATCATTACGGGGTGTACTGGCACAGCGGCAAAAGGAATGAACAAAGCCGCCAATATAGCAGCTGTTCTCACCCACACCTACAACCGCTACTACAACAACACAACTGACTGCTTCGAGGCCCTTGACGCTACTGAGGGTACTGGCGTAGACCCCCAGCTTGGCAACCTGCCTGCCGGGTGTGTGATTGACACGGCCAACTGCCCGTTCCCGGATGGGTACGCGGTGGGCAACATGGCGCTGGAGTTCACCGGCAGTGACACCTTTGACAACCTTGGCATTGATGAGAGTGTGTCTACCATGACCGGGTGGAAGTACGCCGGGACGAAGATCATCACGCCGGGGATTTACTATACGCTGACAACGTTCCCGGAGGTGATAACCGGGCTGACCCCGAACAATGGAGACATCGATGGCAATACCGCCGTGGTCTGGGCAGGACGTGGTTTTGGGGCCACACAGGGCACCGGGACGGTCTCCCTTGATGGTGTAGTACAGACTGTCACCGCATGGTCCGAAACTGGCCCCTCAACGGTCACCCCAGCCCATGCAACCGGGTGGGTAACCGCTTCCTGCACCAATTACCGTGGTGCCACGTTTTATCTCCTAAATGCATTTTGTTTTACCAGCTCTGATAACGCCCGTGCATTCGGCGTCCGCATCTATCTCGGTGAAGACAAGACCGTCGCCGACCCGACAGACATCGGTCTCTACACCGACGAAATACGCTGGTCCGAGTTCGACATCTCCCCCTACGGCCCCACACTGGACTGGTCCACCGCCGTTCTGGTACCTGATCCGATAGATGATATCACCGAGGATGTTGACCTGACCGAGGGTGGCACAATCCCGGTAATCGGCGGCTGCGCCGTAAAAGTGGCCAACACGATCAACTGGGGCGGGGTCTGGACCCAGCTGGACAAGATATTCGATGACGCCGGTATCCGTCTCAACGGGCTGCGCTGCGACATTATTGAGTTTGAGATAGTGGGCGGGGTGCTCACGGATCCTGACGGGACGATAATCTACCGGGGAATCTGCGAGATGCCGTCGTGGACGGAACTGGTGATGTCCATCCCGGTCAGCAATGCGCTGTTGAAACGAAAGAGCAACCTGGGGACGCTGATCACAACCAGCGATAGTGATACCACCGGTAAAATGGTCCCGATCGTCTTCGGGGAGTATAAGCCCGAATATGACGCCGATGGTAACATGAAGTGGGGCGGGTTTGCCAAGTTTGTCCGCGTGGTTAACAGCATCAACACGTTCAAAAATGATGAAGTTTTACCAGTGCCTGAGCCTATAAATCAGATTGTGTTACCGGTGGTTTGGCCGGGAGACGCTATCGATCGGATGTACACCTGGATTGCCTATGGAATTGACGACGGGCTCGCTGCCACGTCCGGCCCGGCGCTCAATGGACTCTATTATTTGAAAAGTGTTGAGGGTAATAGTGCCGGTTTGATGCGCAAGATCACTTCGGTGAATTATGCACCCACTGGCTTTAAATACAAGCGGTACATGCAAATTACTTTTAATAATTACTTTCCCGACGCCCTGGAGGGAACCTTTGATGTTGATCATGAAAATCAAACATGGGTATCGATAGTTGAAATTCAGCGCCAGTATGCCTGCGATGTGTGGCCGTGTGCAGGATTGATTGATTCGAGTGGAAACCCAATTACCCGCGTGCAGGAACTCTACGGGTATGGAAAGCAACAAACGGTTGAGGTTGACGAACTGGCAGATCTTGTGCCGGTACGTGACACTATCAGTGATTTCTGGCCGATTCCGCATTATGCTTACGAGGTGCATGACAGTAAAATTAATCTGCTGGATATTGATCCTCTTCACTTTGATACCACTCCAGACGAACTCAATTCGTTCAGCTTATATCCGCCTAAGCTGGTGGCTTTGGCGACCGATCTGAATGCATGCATAAAGTGGGGCACTTACGGAACAAAATATGCAGACGGAGTATTTGTTACCGGTGGTGTGGATATTGATGCAGTCCAGACTGCGGGGTCTCTCAATAAAACGATAGATCGACGGTCTGATACCCGATTTGCGATTGGAGTTACAGCTCGTGATATTGGCAGTCAGCCTGGCTACCGCGTGATTATTGAAATCGATCCGCCCGATGTGCCACGCAATCTTGATTTTGACGAAGCATATTTACTGGTGAAAATGCGGATTAACGAGGATAACGACACAACCGAAATAACCAATCCCGGAAAAGTTCAACTTCGCTGGCGTCGGTTTCTTGGTGAATCAGCACTTTGCAAACCCAGCGGAACAGGCAGTGAATGGTTTACCGGCGACGCCGAGGCAAAGGTCAATACGTTTATAGATTCCGTCCCGGACTTTTACTATAATAGCGATCCCGCGACCGGAAACGAACACTTTTTTATTGAGAAAAATACCTGTTCCGTCTTTCATGCAATAGACGGTTATGCCTATGGATATGTGCAGTTTCAAATTGAGGGTATCAATTCATACGATAAGTTGCGCTCAATTCACAAGGCGGCAATAGTATACCTTCGCACATCCACCGAGGGTGGTGGTACATCAAACCCCTTTACTGACTCAGTGGAAATTACCGAGATTTGTTGGGCATTCAAGAAGCGGGTTTCCATCACTGATAGTGTATATCTGCCTATCCGCGGCCGCCGGTACCTGGGCACCTGGGGTGAGGGGGAAGGGTCGAGCTCATGGTCATCCAGTTCCTCCAGCAGCTCATCGAGTTCCAGCTCATCGAGCAGCCAGAGTTCGCCATCAAGCAGCAGCTCGTCTTCGTCAAGTTCAAGCAGTCAGTCATCCCCGAGCAGCTCCTCGAGCAGTTCATCCAGCTCCAGCAGCTCATCCAGCAGTTCAAGCAGTCAGTCCAGCTCATCGAGCAGTCAGA